CAACGATGTCCTTAGCTGACACTATAGACGGCATAGGATGTATAGAACATAAGACAATACGTAACACTGGTAATGACTTAATATTCTTATCAGAGACTGGTGTACGTAGTATCAATAGAACAATACAAGAGAAGTCAGCGCCTATAGGTGACTTATCGAAGAACATACGTAATGAACTAGGTAGTTATATCAACGCAGGATATTCATACGATAGTGTCTATTCTCCTGATGAAGCATTCTATTTGTTAAACATTAAAGGTAGTGGTGTTGTCTACTGTTTTGACATGAGAACTGTCTTAGAGGACGGTAGTAGCAGGGTAACTAAATGGAACAGCATTAGCCCTAGATGTCTACTGTATCGTATTAAGGATGCTGACGTACTCTTAGGTAAGGACTCAGGTTTTGCTAAGTACACAGGTTATCTAGACGATACCTCAACGTATCAAATGGGTTACTTCACGAACTACTTGGACTTTGGAGCTCCTAACAATCTCAAGATGCTTAAGACATTGAAGATTACATTCATAGGCGGTAGTGATACTAACGTTACACTAAACTATGGCTACGACTATAACTTTGCATATAAGAAGAGAGCCTTTGTACTCCCTGAGCAGAACATAGCGGAGTTTGGAATAGCGGAGTTTAACGTAGGTGAATACAATCAAGGCATACTGGTGAACAGACCTTCAGTCAACGCATCGTCAAGCGGTAGTGTTGTACAGTTAGGCGTAGAAGTAACAATAGACGGTAGTCCAGTTTCAGTACAAAGAATAACAGCACAGGCTGTATTAGGAAGGGTAATATAAATGGCTAATTACACAAAGACAACAAACTTTACAGCTAAGGATGCTTTGACCTCTGGAGACCCTGCAAAGGTTATCAAAGGTGCTGAGTTTGACGTTGAGTATAATAACATTCAAACAGCGGTAAACAGCAAGGTCAACACAAACAACGGTACACTAACAGGTACAACAACAGCCAACGCTGTGAACGTCACTGGTACTCTATCCGCAGGTTTAATTGACGGAGGTACTTATTAATGAGTACTTGGACAGACATAAGAGATAGTCTATTTGGTAATGCTACTATAGGTAGTGTCGCCAGTGGCATAGGCGGCTATATGCTTGCCGATGAAAGTATTGACCAAGCACGAGGTCTCCCTGCACAGCTAGGGGAAATGGCTACAGGTATCGCAGGTCAAGTAGGCGAAGCCGCTACGTTTAAACCATATACAGTTTCTACGGGCATGGGTCAGACTTCCTTTACAGACGAAGGAATGACCTCAAGTAATGCTAATCAAGGTTTAATTAATAGTCTTTATAGACAAGCAGGACGGACTAACTTAAACCCTTATGTTGATACACAAGGTCTACAACAGTCAGCCTTCCAAGGTGCTCAGGGAATGCTTGGGCAGGACTCTGGTGTCTTTGCTTCACAATTAGGTGGTCTTTATGCAGGCTTAGGAGAACAGCAGTTACAAGCTCAAGCTCCTCAAGACCTAGCGATGCTACAGGCACAGATGGCAGGACAGGCGTCTATGGCTCCTACAGGAGCTTCTCAGGGACTTATGGGCTTAGGGGCTAGTGCTACAGCCTTAGGACAACAAGGGCTCGGACAGGGCGGTACAGACGTTTCTGGAGCATTCTCTGGTATCACTGCACCTAACGTATCTAATGCTGCGAGAGGCATAGGTCAACAGGCTACTCAGGCTATGAACCTAGGGGCTAGTGCTCAGGATGTCTCAGGCATGTTTAGTGGTATTACTGGTAGCCCTTTCCAGACAGGCACAGCTCAACAAGTACAACAACAGGCTATGTCAGGAGTTGGTCAAGCAGGTCAATATGCTAATGTCAGTGATGCATTCTCCGGTATCTCAGCTCCTAGTGTACGTACAGGTGCTTCCAGTGTCGCAGGACAAGCCTTAGGACAAGCAAACCTTGGTGCTACTGCACAGGACGTTACAAACGCTTATAGTGGCTTAACGGCTCCTGAGATTAGTAGAGCATCAGGTGATGTTGCTAGTCAATACTTAGCCGCAGGTGGCGGTATGTTAGGCATGGAGACAGCAGGTGCTTCCGATATTTATAATCAAATTAGAGCTATGCAGACTCCTGAGGAAGAACGTCAGAAGATTGCACTAGAGAATAGACTAGCGGCTCAAGGTCGTCTAGGTGTCTCTACAGCGGCTTATGGTGGTACTCCAGAGCAACTAGCTATGGCTAAGGCTCAGGAAGAAGCTAAGAACGCAGCGTCTCTACAGGCTATCGGTATGGCTGACCAGTTGGCTACCAGTCAACAGAACAGAGCACAACAGCTTACACAGATGGGCTTATCGGCTGACCAAATACAACAACAAATGGTCAACGAAGGGTTTGGTCAAGAGATGTCCTTGGCAGGCGCTCAGTTACAAACAGCACAGACTCAGGAAGCTCTACAGTCTAGCGTTACACAACGTCAGGCACAGTTGGCTAACCTTGGTTTATCTGCTGAACAGATTCAAGCACAGATGGACTCTGAAGGCTTTAGCCGTGAGATGCAATTAGGACAAGCGGACCTACAGACTGCACAGACCCAAAGTCAACTACAGTCAGAGGCACAGAATAGAGCTAATCAATTACGTCAACTTGGCATGTCTTCTGAGCAAGTACAGAATGCATTGTTGTCCGAAGGCTTTAGTCAGGACATGGCGTTGGCAGGGGCTAACCTACAGGCTACACAGGCTCAATCAGCTTTACAAAGTGAAATGCAAAATAGACAAGCTCAGTTAGCACAACTAGGGTTGTCCGCAGAACAAATCCAAGCACAGCTAGAGAGCGAAGGGTTTAGTCGTGAGATGCAACTGGGTCAAGCTAATATTGCTACAGCACAAGCGCAGAGTGACTTAGATAACGCTAGTCAAGCTAGAGCTATGCAATTAGCACAGCTAGGTATGTCCGCTGAACAGATTGGTAGTCAGTTAGCGTCTGAAGGTCTTAATCGTCAAGTTGCTTCCGCTACGACAGCGGCACAACTAGCGCAGACTGGGGCAGGCATACAGGCTCAACAGCAACAACTAGGTCAAGGCATGCTAGGACTAGGCTTACAGGCACAACAATTAGGTGGTCAGTTAGGGTCTCAGGACATTGCTAATGCTGCATCACTGTTTGGTTTAGGTGGTCAAGCGGCAGGCTTACAAGGTCAGCTATCAGGACAACAAATTGCTAATATGACTGGTATGTTAACAGCCGCAGGTATTCCTCAGGCACAACAGGCTCAGGCAGTACAACAAGCTCTTACTGGTATGCAGATGGCTCAAGCGCCTAGTCAGCTACAGGCACAAGCTATTGCTAACTTAGGTCAGCAACAGTTAGCCGCAGTACCTTCAGCTATCAACGCAGAAGCCTTGTTACGTCAAGCACAGCTAGGAAGTATTACTAATGCTTTAGGCATTCATAATCAAACAGCAGGCGGAGAAAGCGAAGGTGGTATGTTAGGTACAACTATTTCTGATTTATTAGGTAAATTGTTCGACTAACGGACACGGTACATTAGGAGGCTTAAATGCCAACAGCACAAGAACAATTATTATCAATGATGAATCCTCAGCAGGCTCGTCTGTTAGACCAACAGATGCGCCAACAGAGTAACATCCAGAAGTCTAAGGGAGCAGGAATGCTCTCTGGACTTGTCCAAGGAACCCTAGGGAGTATGGATACTCTACAGGGAGCCTTCGGGCAGACTCCTATGGGTGCTAATGAAGCTAAAGTTATTAAACAAAAAAGTTTACTCGAAGCTCAAGCTAAGACTGAACAAGCTATTAACCAAGCGGCAACAGCTAGTGTAGGAGAGACTGACTTAGAAAAACTAAAGAAGCTACGTGATTCTTTATTAGAAATGAATAAAGTAAAAGCTACTAGCCAAGCCCAAGCTATTCAAAAACGAATAGATGCTATTGAGAAACAGAACAAAGCCGCAGGTAAGACTACAGCTACGGTTACAGCAGGTAATAAATTAATCGACGAGTCTGCTTTAACGGCTGAACAAAAAGAAAAAACTAAAACTTTATTCACTAATAATCTATTGTCACCTAAAGAACTCAACGACCATATAAATTCATTAGTGACTAAAAACGTAGAACAAGAACAGAAAACAACTGTTATTGAGCAGATAAAAACCTTAGGCTTAGAGCCTCAAACAGTTACTTTGCTCGAGTCTTCTTTGAATAACGGAGGAAGTCCTTCTTCGGTCATTAATAAAGCTATATCATTAGCGGCTAGTAAGAACAAACCTAATCCTATAAACACAAGTGACATGGCATTCTATGGTAGGTTTACTACTGAATCAGTGGATGATTACATTAAGTGGAAAACTGATGGAGGCAAAGGAGTTCCTCCTAAGCTCGTGGATTTACCTGATAAACCTAAAGCGGCTAAGGCTCCTATAACTGCGTCAAGTGTTACAGCGGACCACCTAAAGAGCGTTATTACTCTTATTGCTGAGGAAGAACCTGCGGTGTCTAAGTTCTTTGTGGACAAAGGTGGTTGGTTCAGCAGTGATTCCGTTAACAAGGATAAACTCAAGGCTTATGCTTCGGACATCCTAACGCTTAGACGTGATAAGAACTTAAGTATGGCTGAAGCTGTTAAGCAATTTGTATCTTCTCAAGCTACAGAAGCTCCTTTGCCTTCAGAACTAGAGGATGTTGAGGCTGAACTAGCTGACATAGAAGCACAAATTAAAGCCGCAGAGGAAGAGGAAAAGTAAATGGAAACTTCTCAGGATGATTTGGAGTTATTGAAACTCAAGAAAAGACAACTAGAGTTACGTAAGAAAAAACTAGAGTTACAAGCTAGAGTTGACGTAACGCCTGACCCTATGGAGGAGTCACAAGGTTCAGCTACAGATAACTTCCTGTACGCCTTTGAAAAGGAAGGTAACTTATTTACTAATGCTCGTGATTACCTAGAGGCTATTATGCCTTTAGGTTCTCTTGACATTGGAGGTACTGAAGGTAAGGGTTGGTATATATCTCCTGAGGAAGCCTATGGTGAGCAGTGGGCTGAAGCTGACACTGACCAACGTCTTGCTATGATAGCTGACAAGAAAACTCAGGAGCTAGAGGAGAAGTACAAAGGGTTTACTCCTGATACTGACTCTATGGCTTATACCGCAGGGGAAATAAGTAAACAAGTAGCTGACCCTACGGCACTGTTGCCTATAGGTCAAGGCGTTAAAGCCGTGGCTGCTTCCTCAGCCGTCCTTGGCGGAGGCTCTAGCCTACTTGATGATGTTGTCAAGGGCGAAGAGGTAGACTATAAGAAAGCTGCTGTGTCCGCTTTGGTCAGTTCGGTAGCAGGAGCAGGTCTTGAGAAGTTAACTCAGGTAGGTAAGTCTAAATTCCAAGAGGCTTCAGTTAAGAAAGCTAATGAAATAATAGACAGAGCACAGGAAGTTATCAATAAGAATCCTCCTGCTAATGCATCTCCTGAGGCTATCGCAGAGGTCCTTAAAGAGTCTGGTTACGACGCTGTAGGCTTAAACAACGTTAGTAAAGCAATGGCTAAGTCTCCTAAGAAACTACGCTTAAAGGCTCAGTCAGACGCTATGGCAGAGGCTGATGCACTTACGACTACCCATGCCCATACAGCAGGACGTAAGCCCTCTGAGGTAGGCAAGGGAGAACCACAGGGAGCAGGAGCTAAAGCCCTTGATTCTTTCTTAGGTAAGATGTCAACACGTTTAGGTAACGTAAGTAAACCTCTTGAACGTAAGATGCGTCAGTTTGAGTTAGACTTGAGACAAGACTTTAGTAAATATCATAATGAAGTTGAACCTTTTATTAAAGCCTTAGGCTCTCTTAATAAGGAACAGCGTTCTAAAGTAGGCTACTATTTATCTAACGGGGACTTCCGTAGTATTACTGATTACCTCGGGGATACTCATGTATTAACACAGGAACTACCTAACGTCAGAGCTATGCTTACGGAAGTAGGTGGACGTCTTAAGGAAACTGGACGTGACTTTGATGAATACCAAGGGTACTTCCCTCGTTACGTTAAGGATTACTCAGGTTTATCCAATACGTTTAATAAACAGGAAAGAACAGCTATCCAGAAAGCTATTGCCGCTAAGGAAAAAGCTAAGGGTAAGCCTCTGACTGCTGAGGAAAAGGATAAGATAGCCAACAAGGTACTCCAACGTAAAGGCATAGGTGCTGATGGTAAGCCCTCTAACCTTAAGCAACGTAAGATTGCTACGTTAACTGAGGAACAATACAATCAGTTCTATGGTGACCCTGCGGAGGCTATTGTACGTTACTTGTCAAGTGCTACTCATGATATTCATCAGGCTAAGTTCTTTGGTAAGTTCCAAAATGAAAACTTACAAGATAGTATTGGGGCGTTAGCTAGAGACTTAGACCTTAGAGACGATGAGTTATCTACGGTCCAAGACATACTCCAAGCTAGGTTCGTAGGTGGTCGTTCGGTTCCTGCTAAGACTACACAGGTCATACGTAACTTAGGTTACATGGGAACTATTGGTCAGCTCGGTAGTGCCATTACTCAGTTAGGTGACTTGGGTGTTAGTGGTCTCATGAATGGTAATCGTAATACTATACGTGCGTTATTCAACAGTGTTCGTGGTAAGACTGACGGCTTCATTAAGACTGAAGACTTAGCGTTAGCTGAGGAAGGTCTTATTGAATTAGCTACTGAGAACTCAACGACTTCTAAGTGGTTAGATAGAACCTTAAGAGCTACAGGCTTTAAGTATATAGATAGACTAGGTAAGGAAACATTTATCAATGCCGCTATTGCTAAGGGACGTACTCAAGCTAGACGTAAGCCTCAGGAGTTCATTAAGAAATGGGGTGATTACTATGGTAATGACGTAGACCAATTACTTAGAGACTTATCTCAAGGGCGTAACTCTGACCTCGTGAAGGAACATGCGTTCATGGAGATATCTAGAGTTCAACCTGTGTCCATGACTGAGATGCCTCAGGCTTATGCTAATAATCCTAATGGTAGATTACTCTACGCTCTTAAGAGTTTCACATTAACACAGTGGGACTTATTAAGACGTGAGGTTGTACAGGAGTTCAAGAAAGGTAACAAGAAGAATACAATTAAGTTTGCAGGAGGGCTTGTAGGTTACCTAGGTTTAGCTAACACAGGGACATCCTTTATTCGAGATATGATGCAAGGTGAGTCACCTGAGATTAAACCTGAGGATATTCCTGAGGAAGTCATGTGGCAGATGTTAGGTATCTATGGTGTAAGTAAGTTCGCTATGGACCAAGCAAGCCGTAGGTCTGACCCTACCTTAGCAATTACTGAGGCTATCCTTCCACCGACTAACTTAATCTCTGCTCCTTTTAAGGCAGGAAAAGAGTTACTTAAGGAAGACGGTGACCCTGCCAAAGCAATGAAGCAAGTACCTATAGTAGGTAATGTGTTTTATAACTGGTTTGGTGGAGGCATGGAAGAACACATAGCTAAACGTGAGAAGGAACAAGAGTAAAACAATGGGGACCTACGGGTCCCCTAGTTCCTCTGCGAACTCCTCAGCGTCTTTAAACCTACCTAAGCTAATCCTCACGAAACCTAAGTTAACCTGTATCCCACTAAAGAAGAATATGTCGAACCCATCAGGTAACTGTAGCCATGTAGGGCTATTGACTTTACGTTCTAATCCTATGTTAAACCCATTGTATAGTGTTATAGAGAAGTCCATATTACCACCCCCAGTCGCCACTAAGGCCATTAGAATTGTACTCAGTAACTGTTGTCTCAAAGAAGTTATCGTGGCTTGCTGTGTTAATCAGAGGCTCTAACCAAGGCAACGGGTTCTCCTTGACACCGTAGTTACCCTTAAGACCTAACTGAATCAAACGTCTATCCGCAATAAACCTAATATACTGCTTGACTTCTTCCTTAGTCAATCCTTCAATATCATTATTGTTATATGCTATGTCAATCACAGCGTCCTCTAAGGATACAGCCTCACGTACCATTCCGTATATCTGTTGTTTAAATTCATCATTGACAATCCGTGGATGTTCATTACAGAACTCTCGGAATAACTTAGTCATACCTTCGCAGTGCATAGACTCATCACGAATAGACCACTGAACAATCTCAGACATTCCTCGCATCTTACCAAAGCGACTGTAATTGATTAACATAACGAATGCACTGAAGAGACTCATGCCCTCATTGATAGCACTACGAGCTACAGCCTGAGCTAACCCTGCGTAGCTTGAGGTATCTATGTTAGCCATGAACTCTAGCTTATCCTTCATCTCGTCTACGGCTGTGAATGCAGTGAACTCTTCCTCAGGCAAGCCTAACGTATCGTTAAGTAATGCATAGCTACGCTGATGGACAAACTCACGATTAGCAAAGCTCGTTAGCATCGCACGTATCTCATTGTTTTTAAACTTAGGTATATAATGCTCTAAGTAGTTACGACCTACGGCTACGTCAGACTGTGTGAATAACCGTAGTATCTGTGTAATGTGGTCCTTCTCCTGTGCCGTGAGCTTCGTCTGCCACTGCGTCACGTCATCCTGTAGTTTTGCCTCATGTTCTCCCCAGTGTATCTCCTCGTGCTTTACAGCGTACTCCATAGCCCAAGGGTAAGCGAAAGGTTTAAACGCTATGTTCTCTTGTAATAAACTCATTGTTTGTTTCTCCTGATTTCTGTGGTCGTCATGCCTACCTTTAGGTGTTCTTTCTTATGGCAGTTAGGGCATAACATTAAGCACTTAACTAACTCCTTCTTGATTGTCTCAAGGGACGCTGAGTTAAGCATACTTCCGATTTCTCTGTGTTTAGTTGTAGGGTCTACATGATGGAACTCAAAGAAGCCAAGGGTCTCTTCCTTGAGACCGCAGACTTGACACGTATAGTTATATATTTCATGGACAGCTATTTGTTTCTTAAGTCTCCTAGCTCTCTGTAATGCCCTGTGATGCTTCAGTTCCTCCTCAGTCATCTCGGACACTCTCTTAGTCACGACCTAGCCTCTAAGGCTTTCCAAGACACAGGGAACGCAGGCTCAATGGCTTCCTTTAACATCTCTGCGAACTCCTTAGCTTCTTCCTGTGCACCCTCGCCACTACGTAGACTGTATACATGGTGGAATGCCAATAGGTTACCTGACCATATAAAGTTAACGTACATGCTCTGTGGTAACACCATACGTGCCATCTCAGGCGCTACGTTATTCTCTAGCATCTCTTGGTATAACTGTAATGATGTATCAATAAAGACTGTATAGTGGTCATGGGCTGTGTCTGCGGACACTCCTGCTATATCCTTGTATCTCTTGAACTCACCTACGACACCTTGGCTACCTTGTTTAATGGACTTCTCAGGTCTTGCTCGCCACTCTCTAGGCACGTAGAACTCTGGGGCATGGTCTATATAACGTCTAGACTCCTCGTTCCACGTAAGACCTGCCTGATGCTTCATAAGCTGTCTAGCGAGGAACAATGGAACTTTACATTTGAGCTGAACAAAGTTATGTCTAAAGGGGGTGTCGTGCCTATGCTTCGCTAGGTACTTAATAAGTTTCTCATCTTTACTATCAAGTATATCCTTCTCGACACTAAAGCTAACTCTGGCGCTGTTGACGACACTAAGGTCGCCTCCAGAGCTATCTACTAATTCTACGTTCATGCAGCATCCTTAACGAATATACCATCGACCATCTTACCAGTTCTATCTTTAATGTCATCATAAGCAACCGCTAGACACTCCTCTAGGGACGTTCCGTTACGTTCCGCCATGTTGATTAGGACAACCATAATGTCACCTACGTCATCCTTAATGTCCCTGCCAGTTATGATGGACTTCTGTAGCTCCAACATCTCCTCAATGAGTTTAAAGTGTTGGTCCTTGTCAGTAGAACCATTGATAAGGTTACGTGCGTAGTGCCATTCTATTGTCTTGTCTATTAAGCTATCAATCATTTTAAACTCTCCATTAACTCTGTGTACCCACCAATGTGCTTCATAACGTTACCCTCAATCTTAAATATCTGAGGTACAGTCCTAAAGGTTTTACCTGCTATCTCCTGTAGGCGAGCCTTGTCGTGGTCTGTGAGTACACTTAAGTCTGTATAAGTGTAGTCTGCGTCTAATCTATCTAACACCTTAGTGGCTTGAATACAAAAGCCACATCCCTTAGTCCCATAAACTTCGTACATAATATCTCCTATTAACCTTGGCAACTAATGCATTCATCGTCTTCCCCTTGGAAGTCCTTCAGTGCATTACGTTCAATCTTAATTCCTACCTTATCCGCAGTCAAACCTGCTGTTGTTCTAAGGTAATACAGACCCTTGAGTCCTTCCTTCCATGCCTTGAGATGGACCTGATTAATGTATGTCTTATCTGAACCACTAGGGAAGAATAAGTTAACACTCTGTCCTTGGCATACATAAGGCTGTCTCTTGGCTGAATGTTCTACGACCCACATCTGGTCTAACTCAAAGCTAGTCTTAAAGACTTCTTTGTCATGGTCGCTCAGGAAGTCTAGGTGCTGTACGCTGCCTTCATTACTCATAATTGACTTCCAGACTTCCTCAGTGTTCTCTGCGTATAAGTCAAGTGTTTTCTCTAAGTATTTATTCTTGACTACATCAGCACCTGCTCGTGTTCTGTGTGTATAGACGTTAGCCTTTAGAGGTTCGATAGAGGCTGTGCAATTACATATAATACTACTGTTAGCATTAGGAGCAATAGCAAGGAGGTGAGCGTTGCGTACACCATAGCCTTTACCGTCAGGGCACTCTCCACGTTCTTCAGCAAGTACTTTAGTCTGTGCTTCAGCTTGTCCTTTGATTGTTTTAAACATAACGTTATTCGCTGACGTTGCTTGCCAAGACTCCCACGCAATACCTTTAGACTGTAGGTAGCCATGAAAGCCCATAGCGCCAATACCAATGCTACGTTCACGAGTAGCCGAGTTACGTGCTTTAGAAAGCTCCTCTGGGGCATTATCTATAAACTCCTGTAGTACATTATCTAAGAATGTTGTTAAGTCTGCAACCATTGTAGTGTCCTTCCAGTCATCAAACTTCTCTAGGTTGACTGAGGATAGACAACAGACTGCTGAACGTTCTTCGTTAGTAGCTAAGTGTATCTCATTACATAAGTTACTACCATTGATACGTAAGCCTAGGTCCTTTTGATACTCAGGTAACGTCTTGTTCGCTGTGTCAATAAAGTTTAAGTAAGGAGAACCAGTTCTAAAGCGAGCCTCTAGTATTCTCTGCCATAGGTTACGTGCGTCTACCTTGTCGATAACCTTACGTGTCGCAGGACAACGTAGCTCCCAAGAGTCTCCTGACACTACTCGTTGCATGAAGTCATCCGTTAGGTTAACTGCATTGAACAAGTTGAAACACTTACGGTTTACATCGCCACCTGTAGGTACCTTGAAGTTGATAAACTCCATGATGTCCGGATGGTCAACGTCTAAGTAAGCCGCATAGCTACCCTTACGTGTCTTCCCTTGCTTATAGGCTGTCATCTGTGCGTCAGTAACCTTAAGCATCGGCATGACACCTACTGACTTATCTGTGATACCTCGCACAGTTGACCAGTGACCACCTACGCCACCACCTTTGACTGATAGCCACGCTGTCTCTGCATGATGCTCTACAAGGCCCTCTACAGTGTCTGGAACGTAACTTAGGAAGCAACTAATAGGTAAGGCCTTGTGCTTCTCATTGGGCTTCGGAGCGTTGCTTAGGATTGGACTGGAGAACATCATCCAACCTTGACTAACATAGTCATATATACGCTGTGCTAACTTCGTGTCGCCTGCTGAGTAAGCTACAGCCGCCCTAGCATACGCATGTTGTGGTGATTGTTCCTCGTCATGCATATAGAACTGACGTACTAGCTTGCTTGCCTGTGGTGTCAGGAGGTCATCTCTGTTTAAATCTACTTTAATACCGTATGTGTACGTCATTTCGTTATTCCCTCGAATTATAATACTGACAATAATTTCTTAATGTATGTCTGGGCTTTCTCAATGTCCCTAACGCCACCCTTGTCTCGATAACGTGATACATACTTAATGACATTACCCACTAGATAAGCCTCAAACTCTTCCTCGGAGAACAATGACTTCATGTAGTCCCAAGGTTGTATGGCGTGGTCATAGTGTATAGGGGTTTCGTTCGCTGACTCTTGTTCTTCGTAGTAACTCTCAAGCTGTTCCTTCGCTTCCATAAGCGCTTTGTATTTCTCAAATTCTTTCTTCCAGTCATCGTTAGTCATAGTGTAACTCCTTGATGTTGTCAGGTGCTTTCTCTATGTCATCTCTAAAGCGCATAAGTATGTAGTCTCTTGTCTTACTAGCCCGTAAGAAGTATTTCTTAGCACACTGTGAGGACATACCTGCGTCACCTTCGTCAGTCTCTGACAGGTCAGCGTAGTATTCAGCT